AAATATGATAGAGCCACAGCAGTTAATTAAACTGGTGAAGAAATTAAACTATGATCTTGGTTTAAGAATCAATCAACAAAGAGAAGTAATTCTTGATGTGTGTCATGGTAAAGTAAAACTACCAGATGATTTCTACACATTCAACTTTGCATTTATCTGTGGTCACTTTACTGAACACGTGGGTTATAATGGATGGGTGGGTGGTACTAATATCCAAGAAGTACCATATGTAGAGACTCCAGCTACCGTAGATGTATGTGCACCAATTACAGTAAACTGTGCTACATGTAATGCAAACCCATGTAACCATACTGCAGCATGTCCAGACAATACATGTCCTGCTACATGTGCTCCCAATCCTATTCCAACTGAGTATGATCCTTTAGCTCCTTATGGAGATGTTTGTACAAGACCAAGGGTTTTTATGAACTGTAAAGGAGATAAGTATGAACTTGTTCAAGTAATTAGTAATCCAGGATCTACAAGAGTTTATACACAACTCTTTCCATTAAGAATGAAGACTAGTCAGAATATAGAATGTGACTGTCCAAATCTTTATTGGAACACCCCAAATGAAGGTTGGATCAAAGATGGGTTCTTATTCACAACCTTTGATACTGGTAAAGTATATTTAAACTACCAAGGTCAAATGGAGGATGAGAATGGTAACCTATTAGTTCCAGATCATGATCTACTTAATGAATACTATGAGTATGCATTAAAAGCAAGAATCATGGAAAACCTTTATTTGAATGGAGAGGATGTAGCACAAAGAATGCAGCTTATTGAACAGAGAGTAAGAGTAGCTAGAAATGCTGCATTAAGTCTTGTCAATACTCCAAACTTTAGAGAGATGGCTGATATGTGGTGGGCTAATAGAAAAGCTATGTACGGTAAATATTATTATATGTTTGAGAGTTATTCTCCAGATAATAGATACTATAGAAATAATGGTTACAATGGTACCAATGGTTACAATAGAAGATACATGTAATGGCAAAACTTCAGGATACATCTCAGAGTGTTACGCACACATTTGTAAAGGGTCTTAATAAAGATTCAGATCCTTCATTTGTATCAGAAGGTATGTGGATACATGCCCGTAATGCAACTAACAATACATCAGAAGGTAATTTAGGTACTCTATCAAATGAAGCATCTAATGTGCTATGTGCTGTAGCCGGAGTTACTATGCCTACAACTGGTGCAAATGGAGTAACAGATGTTTATATAATAGGAGCAATTCATCTCTACTCAGATAAGTGGATCATCTATTCTGCAGGTCATGCTTTAAATGGTAAGCCTGTTATGTCAGAGATTGGTTTACTAGAAGAAGAGAGATGTATTTACAGACCTATTGTTCAAGATGAATGCTTAGGTTTTGATAAGAGATTTCTTATATCAGGATCATCTAGAGAAAAAGAAGACTGCTCATGGCAAGTATATTGGGCTGATGGTTTAAATCCAGATAGATTTTTAAATGTAGGAGATCCACAAACTTGGCCATCTAATGATTATCAGTGGCTGCTTAATACTATTACTAACCCTACTCCAGCTGTTTATAATACATCAGTAAACCAGTATGTAAACTCTACAGGTGATCTGACACTATGGCCTGGTGTAGCATGGGTGCAAGACTGTTCCACTAATGTAAACTGTACAACCTGTGATGACACTAATGAATTAGATTGTGATCGTATTAGACTTGCAAGACTTGTACAAACACCATGTCTTTCTATTCAAAGAGGTGAGTCTGGTGGGACACTTAGAAATGGAACATACTTTGCTGTTATTGCTTATTTAATAAAGGGTCAGAGAGTTACAGATTATTTTTCTCCAAGTAATACCCAACCAATTTATTTTCCTGATGATCTACAAGGAGCTATTACAATTAATGTAGAAGCAGATCAAGAAAACTTTGATGAGTTTGTACTAGTAGTTGTACAGAATATTAATCAGGGTACTGTTGCAAAACAAATTGGTACATACTCTACAAAGACTAATGTTATTGAGTTAGATCAAATAAAAGATGACTTAATAACTGTCCCACTAGAATTTCTTCCAATTACCAATCCAATCTATGAAACATCAGATCAGATTACAGATGTAAATAGTTACTTACTTAGAGTTGGTCCAAGAACAAGATTTGACTTTAACTACCAACCACTAGCAAACATAATTAGAGCTAAATGGGTATCTGTAGAATATCCTGCAGACTATTATGTAAAGGGTGGTAATAAAGGTAGTTACTTAAGAGATGAAGTATATGCATTCTTTATTCGTTGGGTATATAATACTGGAGACAAGTCTGCATCATATCACATTCCAGGAAGACCTCCTCAAGATTATAGTTATATCCTTACAGGAACAAATACTACAGTATCAGGTAATGAGAGAACAAATACTATTAATGATGTAAATACTTTAACAAATAGTGATCAACTATTTGAGATGTATAATACTGCTAATACCAATGGTGTTGCATCTATTCTTGGTACAACTACAAATGATGGTGGCACTGTAATTGCCTCTGGAGAAATGGGTTACTGGGAGTCATCTGAGATATATCCAGATAGACAACCAGAGATATGGAATTCTACTGAGCACTGTTGGACTGGTTCAGATGGACATGCTAGTTATATAGATCCACAAGGAAATACTATTTACATTAATGATCTTTGTGGTCTCAATATTAGACACCATAAGTTTCCAGATAATCATTTAAGTGCTAATACTTTACACTATAGACCAAGTACAGCTTCTGTACCAGGAGACTCTAACAATCTGAATATCAGATTAATGGGAGTAGTATTTGAGAACATAGCATTACCAAAAGATAATGACGGTAATGATATTCCAGGTATTGTAGGTTATGAAATCTTAAGAGGTTCAAGAGAAGGTAACAGATCAATTGTGGCAAAGGGTATGCTCAATAACATGAGAACCTATAAGATCAAAGGAGATGTTGCTAGAAATAGAACTGGACTATATCCTAACTATCCTTTTAACTGTATTCAAACACCAATGAATACAGGTAACTCTTCAGAAGCAAACTATCGGTTTAATGATCCATATATTAAATTAGACCAGGGTTATAGTCAAACTGTACCTATTGAAATAAATACTTTTCACTCTCCAGATACAATGTTTAGAACTCCTTTCTTAGAAGGGACTGAACTAAAACTATATGGTGCACTTAGTGGTTATTCATTTCAATCATTTAAGTATCCGGATGAGCATCCTAAGTTTAAGTTGATAAGTGATGCTGCTATGGGCCTAGCACTACTAATAGGTTTTGCAGAAGCACTTGTTTCACTTACAGGTAAAAAAGTAATGAGACAACCTGGTGCTAGTTTTACTACACAACCTGTTTTAAATCTAGTAAGTACTGGACCTGGGGTTACTCTAACTAATCCTACGGATCCCTTCTATGAAGCTCCTAATCAAATTGCACAAACTCAAATTAAGAACTTAGATGTAGGTAATCCAACAGGTGTGGCAATACCAGGATCATATTTTCAAAAATTAAAAACATATTTTAATCAGGGTAGTATTATTACTAATGTATTTGGTGGAACTAATACACTTGATCAAATATTTGAAGGTTTCAACTATGACGTTGGATTTAAAATGGGAGGAACATTTACAGCTCCTGATATTGATGTAGAATTATCTGCAGCAACATACTTAGAATCTTCTGGTAACGTATCTTTTTTTGGTGCTGTAAGTAATGTTCTTGGTGCTCTAAATAAATTTTTCTATTACTTCTCAGAAGGTGCTGATGCAACACTTGGTGTAATTTATGCATTTCTACCTTTTGATCAGTACGCACTCCAAATGATATCACATGGGTTGTATGATAGTTTCTTACCACCTAGTTTTATTCAGAGATCAAATCAACCATACGTTACTAGATTAAAAATAGATGATGCTTTTTATATTAGAGGTAATATACAAGAAGTTCCATATTATCAATCTCAGTGGCCTGCTGTTGTAAATAATAGATACTCTATTAACAATCTTAAAAGATCTGACTCAGTTGTTTTAAGAACTCTTAGTGGTCCATACTTTCAACCAGCATATCCTAACGGTGTAGATCTAGGTCCTAAGTTTATTTTAAATAGTTCTAACAAATACTATGACCAGTCACTTGTGACAATGTCATACTTTGAGAATAATGCTTCTGGTCAAGGTAATGCCTGGGGTAATATTTCTGGACCATCTTTTGATGATAGAAGTATTTCAACACCATTCTCTCTTCCAATTGCAAGTCACTATGGTGCTATTAAAGTTAGAAAAAGAAACCAGTATGGTCAACTTGAATCTGTAAAACAAATTGCAATAACCCCATGTGAGCAAAAACTAGATGATAGTTATTATGCAAATCATATATGGCCAGAGCAGTACACGTGTTCAACAGGTATTCAATACACTATAAATAAAATTACTCTTACACCAATATTCTTTGGCGGAGATACTTTTGTAAACAGATACACTGAGAAGAACTCAATGTTCTTTTTCTATGACTGGTTATATGGTCAACCAGATGGTTTTGAATTTAACTATCTACTAAGACAGATGATACCGGAACCTAAGTTCTGGGTTAACTCAACTAAGTATGACGTATCTGATTTTTCAAATATACTTACTCAGTTCTTTAATGGTGGTACTCCTCCGGGAACTGGTTGGAAACCTACTCAGTTCTATTCAATGGACTTTAAGGGCTTTGATTATAGAGACAATACAGCTGGAAACTACCCTGGTATTTTTAGACCAAAAGATTGTTACTTCTACCTAGCTGTTTCTTCAGTGAGAGATTTCTTTGTAGAATCAGAAGTACTTGTAGATTTTAGAATTCAAGGTATTACTGAAGCAGAAAAATATTATGACCCATATGGATATACGGATCTCATCAGTATGTTTAATATGGACCCACAAATTATTACTAGAGGTAATGAATATAGGTATGATTATTCATTGAGTATTACTAAAGCATTTAGTCAGTACTTCTCAGCTGGTAACTTACAGAGCAGATACTATAATCCAAATATTGCCAAACTGTGTTATACTTATTTTCCTGATAGAATTATCTATTCTCTTCCACAACAACAGGAGGCAATTAAAGATAGTTGGTTTGTATTCTTAGTAAATAATTACAAAGAATTCCAGTCACAGATTTCAGGTGTTAAGGCTATTAATAAAAATGGTATTGTAATTACATTTAAGAACAATAGTCCATTGATGTATCAAGGTGTAGATACTCTACAAACAGATCTTGGTACTAAGATTACTATTGGAGATGGTGGTCTATTTAGTCAACCGGGACAGTCTGTGATTAATGCAGATCAGTCTTATGAATATGGTTCATCACAGAATAGACTATCTGTAATTTCTACTCCAGCTGGTATTTATTACATCTCACAGAACCAAGCTAAGATATTCTCACTAGGAAGCAATCTAAAAGAGATCTCTCAGATTGGTCTCAAATGGTGGTTTAATAATTTCTTACCTTATAAGTTAACTGATGACTTCCCAGATTACCCATATCAGGATAACCCTGTATCTGGTATTGGTTGTCAGTCTATATATGATAATGAAAACAGTATCTTGTATTTTTCTAAAAGAGATTACCAACTATTAGAAAAATGGAAGTCTCCAAACTTTACAGGTACAATTATATATGTGCCTCTAATTACATCAGGACCTAAGAAAGGTCAGGGAGACTATTTCCAAATACAGAATGCTAATGGTACTATACAACCTGGTATATATCAACTTGGTAATCCGTTACTATTTGAAGATGCATCCTGGACAATAAGTTATGACCCTAAGAATGAATTCTGGATTTCTTTCCATGACTGGCATCCTGATCTAAACATGGGTACCAAAGATGTATTCTTAACTACTAAGAAGAACGGTATCTGGAAACATAATGAAGGTTGTACAAGTTTCTGTAACTTCTATGGTGATCAGTATCCGTTTGAAATAGAGATGCCAATTATTACTGGCCAAACAGTTACCACTGTTAAATCTATTGAATACATATTAGAGTGTTATAGAAGAAGACCACAAAACTGTATTGATCAGTTCCATGTCTTAGATTATAACTTTGATAAAGCTGTAGTATACAATTCTGAACAAGTATCAGGATACTTAAATCTTAATATCTTTCCTAAGAACAATGTAACTCTAAGTGAGACTTATCCTAAGGTAAATCAATCTAACTTATCTTCTTTTGATATCTTATTTAGTAAAGAAGAGAACAAGTATAGATTTAATCAGTTCTGGGATATTACTAGAGATAGATCAGAGTTTCCAATTGGATCAGACTATCCACCAACAGGACCAGTCATTCCAGGTACAACAGTACTACAAGGTAATTATGCAGATAGAAACATCTGGTTTACTGAATCAAATGGTTATAAGAGAACTCTTAATCCAACAAACTTAGACTACAACAAACCTGAACTACAAAGAAAGAAGTTTAGACATTACTTAAATTACTTAACTTTAATTAGAGAAGACAGTTCAGATACTAACATGATCTTAAAAATTGTAAATAGTAAAAATCAAATATCTCTCAGATAATGGGTAACAAAAAAGTATTAAGCAAAGCTACTAGAGAGTTAAATAAGACTAAGAGATTTGCTGCACCTAAAAATATTATTGAAGATCCAAGAGGTCAATGGGCATACCCAGGTGAGATAACTAGAATTCCATCTGATAAAATTACAATGCAGGGTGTACCATATCCTGTTATGGCATACCCTAATATGGGAGAACCACAAATGATGTATCCAGGACAAGATTACGTATTTCCTGGAGCAGACTATGTAGATGAGTATCCACAAATGAAAAAAGGTGGTACACCTAAGAGTCTAGTTAAGATGCCAAAGCCAAGTAAGAAAGGTCTAGCATCTAAAAAATTTTCAAGGAGTCTAGAAGCTACCAACAAATTATTTACTGAAAACTATCTCTTTGCAAAACCAAAGTCTAGAAAAAGAAAAGTATTTGACCCCAATGCTGCATATTATCAAGAGGGTGGTATAAGCACACAGGAAGCTATTGATGATGCTAATAATGCTATGATGAAAGCAAGATTAGCTTATGCTTACATGCATGGTAATCCTGCAGCACAAAGAATGGTAGTAGCTCCTGATCAACCATATGTATTTGATGACGGGGATACTGGAACTCATTTTATGGCATCTATGGATAACTATGCCGTACCATTAATACAAGATGTTAATGGTCAACTTATGCTTGGTGATTTTGGACCTGAGTCTGCAGAAGCCATGCGGTTTGATAATCCAGATGATGCACAGTACTTTGCAGAACATTATAAAGAAGTAACACCAGATCCATCTTATAGAAAAGAATATCAAATAGGTGGAGCAGCAGCATCTCCTTTTGATCTTGATCCAAAAACAATGAAGAGATATCTTGCTGATCTTAAAAACCAAGAAAACAATATTAAAAAGGGTTACAGAAGTGGTAAATGGTATCCTCATCCTAGTCCTGAAGGAGGTTTAGATACCATTGCTTATGGACATAAACTTACTTCAAGAAATAGTCCATACTATCAAGGTATATCAGATGAACAAGCAGAAGCACTATTATTAAAAGATGTACTACAAAACCAAGCACTAGCTAAAAAACAAGTAGATGCTAAATTTGGAGAAGGTACATTTGACTCACTACCACAAGATAGACAAATGCTCTTGGTAGACTACCAATATAATCTTGGTACTTTAGCAGAATTCCCAAAGTTTGTTAAAGCTGTTGTTGAAGGAGATACTAAGACTATGATAGCTGAACATACAAGATATGGCGGCAAAGATCCACTTACTAGAAGAAATCAGTGGACACTAAATGTTATTGATAATCTAACACAACCTATACCTGAGAAACCAAGTAATGGTGTAACAATTCCATTAGCTAATGTTCCTGATGCAACTAATGTAGTATTACCACAAATAGAAGGTGGACCTGAAGGAGCAATAGAACTAGAACTTTCTCCAGAAGAAATTGAACAATATCAAATGGGTGGGTATATAGTAGAAGATGTTGATGCTACAAATGAAGTTGCTAGACCGTGTCCTCCTGGATATATATTTGATCCAAAAGCAGGTAGATGTGTACCTGAACATGCTTACAGACTAAATAGAGCAGCTGAAAAAGATGACATTAATGTAGATGATGCGCTTAGAGAAAATAGAAGATACTATGAGGGATATCAGTTTATGAAAGATTGGCAAAATTCTCCTATGTATGATAAGATGTTAAAAGCAGGTGCAAGAAGTCCTGAGTCTTATGAGTACATGAAGAAGATGCGTCAACAACAACTTGATTCAACTCCACCATTGCAAATATTACCACAACCAGAAGATGAGCCAAATACAGGTGGTTACTCAATGAATGCTACTGGTCAGATTGTAATTCTTCCTGAAGGATTCCGTACACGCGGTACTCACTCTCATGAGTTATCCCATTCTTCTGATAGACCAGTTAGGGGTAAGAGAAGTAGATTAATTCCACAGAGAGATGTTGATTATGTAAATAAAAACAAGGCAAAGACTATTGCAGATAGTAGGGCATACCATAACTATAAAGATGAGTATGATCCTATGTTTAAAGAATACCCTGAATATAAAGAACAAGTAGATGACAATTTTAAAGAATTCTCATCAGACTATGTAGGTGAACCAACTGAAGTAAGAGCAAGACTTAATGCTATTAGACAGTTATCAAAAGAAGCTGGCCTATATGATCCATTTACACAAGGTGTTTCACCAGATTTGTACTATAAAAAACTAAAGAACTATCAGTTTGAAAAAGGTGACAAATCAGGTTTTGATCCAATGAGACAACTCCAAGATACATTTAGTGATGAAGAGATTATCTGGTTGCTAAATAATATGTCTAAAACTGAAGATAATAAACCAGAACTTAATGTTGCACAAGAAGGTGGTTCACCAGATCCAAGAACTAATTTCTATACAGTTGAAGGTAGCGGAGGTGTCTATAGAAAAGTAAATGGTAGATGGGAAGTAGACTGGAATAGATCTGGAAAGTTTCAACCCTTATCAAAAGGTGATGTAAAAAAGAGAGCAGCTGTACTAGATAAGAAAGCTAAACCATTATATGATGCTACATATGATGACCTATATGCAACTCAGAGAAGTGCATATACAGCCGCACCAAAACCTACCCCAGCTAAAAAACCTACTGTTCAAGATAAAGCTGCACAGGAACAATTTGACAAGAACTTTCAAGTTACCGGTAAGAGTAAAATGGAAGTTGTAGAAGATAAGATTCAAAAGACTGCAGATGATTATGCTAAATACCATCAACAACAAACTGGTAAACCATTAACTCAAGAAGAATACGATGATGCTTACCAGGATATCTACAATAGAGCTTATGTAGATGCTGGAGTGTATAAGCCTACTATGAGTGGTCCTACTATTAATCCATATGGAACTACTAAAGAGAGAAAGAACCTGGTCTCATTAGATCCAGGAAAGGCTCCAAAGAATTTAACACTAGGTGACTATGTAGATAAAGGTTGGGATGTAGTAACTAATCCACTTGACTATGCATCATATGCATTAAGACCAAAGGGTACAGTTACTACTCCATGGAACATGACTAACTATGAGAATAGATTAGAAGCTGCCGGACTTGAAGATCCTGTTACTGCAAACAATAATGTAAATAAAGCTATTGACTTTGCATCATATTTTATAGGCCCAGGTATGGTTGCTCAAGGACTCAAAATGATTCCTGGTACAGTAAATAGTATTGGTAGAGCATTTGAAAATCCATCTTGGGAAAATACAGGAGATGCCCTATTTGATGCTGGCATGACAGCTTTATCTGTTGCTCCTGGATTTGGTATAGCTAAAAATCTTGGCAAGCCTGCAGCAACACTTGATGATCTAAGAGCTATTGAAGCTCTAAGAGGTAACACAGCAACTACCCCATTCCAAAGTTATTATCTTACTGGTAATAGAGCACTTGGTACATCAGAAGCAGCTGTACAACAAGCAGAGGCACTACGTAGATTTACTGGACAACAACCACTAGAACTACCTGCTGGACAATATGAGTGGTTTAATCCAAAAAATAAAGAGCTCTATGATAACTTACAACAAGAACTTAAAGAACTAAAAGCTGTATCTGATGAACTATCAGGATTTGGTGCAAAAGAAGCTCTAGATAAGATTGATAAGTCTAAAGTAACTAATGAAGCTTTTAAGAAACTTATTATGGGTGATGATCTTAAGTTTAAGATGGATGACTTTCCAGATACACCAAGAATACCAGTTAGATATGCTGGTCTAGAACAGATCAGACCTGGAGGCAACCGTATATCATTAAATGCGGTTCCAGAAACACCGACACCAAGTCCTAGACTTCCAAGAGGAACTGCACAACAGAATGCATTGTCAGATCTAGAAACTCTTAGAAAACAAACCATAATGGGTCAAGATGAAGCATTCCTTACATTTAATGACTTGCAAGAACAAAAATTAAAAGATCTTAATACCCCGGAAGGAAGACGTAGAATTCAAGAATTCATTGATGATAACAATCTAAAAGGATCATATGATGAGGGCAATTATCTTCAATTAGAAGATGAGTATAAAGTAAAACTTCCAGAAATAATTAAAAATTCAGATGCTAATGAAATTAATAGTATAATTGAGAGAGTTAAAAATTATCAAAATAACAGAGGACTTATGGGCACTAGAGCTGCTAAGAACTCTGGATTAGGGTCATGGGATGAATTAACTGCTGCAGATCTTGAAAGAATAGTTAATCCTAATGGTATTAATGATGTGATATTAAAGCAAACTATATCAGGTTCTCTTGCTAAAACAGATCCAAGAAATACAGAGGGTTTTACAAAACTTACAGTTGATGACTATATTAAACGTATTGAAGAAACTCAATATGATGACATGTTCATGCAAATTTCAGGTGAAGAAATGCGTGTTAAAAACATAGGGAAAAGTCTAAAAGATAAGGTTAATGAAAGGAACCAATTAAGAAGAGAATACGATGCGGGTAATATATCTCAAGCAGACTATAAGAAAACTCAAAGAGTACTTAATCAAGATGTTCTAGATCTAGAACTACAATTAAAAAATGCTGAAGCTA